CGCAGCACGGGCCGTGCGGTGCTGCCGTTGGCAGCGACGGCGTGGTTGCCGGGGAGTTCCTTGATGGAGACCGGGCCAAGTTCAACGTATTGACCGGCAGTCATAACGGAAACCACGCCTACATACGCAACAGTTCCCCCAGAAGAAATTATTGGAGTATAGGAACTATAAGAAAATGTAGACGTATATTGCTGATTAACTGAAAGGGAAGTACTTAATGTTGAATTCGACGCGACCCTGAAAAATATGCTACTGGCAGTCCCGTCATTTCCGCTTGAAGTTATAAAATGAGTTTTTCCTGATGCAGTTGTGGTAATTTGTTGAGAAACGCGACAGGTGCTGTCGGCGTTACAAGTCATTCTTAGTTTTCCATCTACGACAGAAAGACTTGCATCGCCTTCTGTTATCGTCCACCCAGTCGTGCCGTTGCTGAAGTCACCATTCGTAATTAACTCACTTCCCAGCACCAGCCCCTGACTCTTATCCAGCATCAGTCCGACAGGCTGCTCGACGGCGGTGACGGGCGTGGTGCCTGCGGTGTCTTGGAACATAGTAGCGGTGTCGATCTCGGTCAGTTCGCGGACGGAGATGTTGTCTACAGCAAATGTTCCTCCGTTCGCATTGCTGTCAAATTGCAAATACATCGTTGAGGCCGTGGCTTTAAGTGCCACCGAAAATGTGCCGCTTGCGTCCGTTGTGTTCGCGACCTCAGTATTTGCTCCCAACGCTAAATTGAAGCCAACCCTTGCGCTTCCACCTGAGTTGCCGCTTATTGATACGGTTATTTTATAGGTTCTACCTACGACACAAATGATGGCTTGGGAAACACGATCACCAAACGCAGAACGTGTATAAACGCCAGTTCCACTGCTCCAAACAAACGAAGCCGTATTCGCAACAGTCCAGCCGCTCAAATTGCTATCAAACGTCCCATTCGTCACCAACTCCGGGCCTAGCGTGCTGTCGGCTGTGTAGCGGCTGATGTCCGCTGGCTCATACCAGACGCCGGTCTCCCCGGAGGCAAAGAGGGAGGCGGGCGTGAAGGCGGGGGCTCCGACAGCGCTCCTGCCCCTGATCCTGAACCCTATGGCTTGCTGAAGACTCAGCACTGCTGCGGCCTAGACCATTTCCACCACGTTAAGGGCGCCCGCTGCACTCACCTGGAGGGCAGCGACCTTCTCCCCAGCCGTTACGGCGAAATACTCAGGCACCCCAGCAGGCAGGCGCAGGCTGGAGGACGTGGCAGTCGGGTTGGAGCCGAAGGCCAAGTACACGTCCTGAGAAGCCACCACCCGCACCACCGTGGTGTTGGCAGCAAAGGCAGAGCTCTGGGCAGAGGAGGAACTGGTCGCCACGCTCTGGCTGGCGCCAGGCGCCATGGCCTGCACCACATTCCCGTTGCTGTCCCGAATCAGTCGGCTCATCGTCGTTCTCCTTAGAAATGTCTACCAGAGACGGGCGCGAATCTTGAGCACACTCCCGCTCACTTCGCTGCGCTCGCTCTGGGCGTTCAAATCAGCAATCATCTTGTCCTTCCATTGAATCCACATCGGCAAGCGCTCATCCTCCTTAAGGTAGGGGGCGCTCGCAGCCAGGGAGGCGTAGAGGTAGAGATCCGGGTGGGAGGACAGCAGCCAGTTGGAGGGGGCTGCATCAGACAAGGCCGCAATGGCCTTGTAGTAGGTGAGCTCAATGGTGTAGCTGGTGTCAGGGACCGGGATGGCCTCCAGCGTGTCACCAATGATGGTGAAATAGTAAGGCTGGCCCGCAGCCTGAAACCGCCCGTGCCTGAGCTCATCCGCATACTCCGGGGTGATGTACTCCAGAGGACGCAGAGGCGAGGTGTTGAGTTGGACGTTGTAGGCTTCCAGAAAGTCGGTAGGCAGGGCCGTGAAGTGCGAGTCCAGGGTGGCCGTGGAGCGCTCCAGCATCTTGCGGTGGCGGATGCGGCGGTTGAAGTCCGCTTCTGCCAGCGAGATGAAGGTGGGAATGACAGAAGTCAGGTCGGAGCGGTTGAGGAAGTCAGCAACCGCCGTCTTGAGCTCCGAAAACGTGGAAAGGGCCATCAGGCCGCACTCGAAGTGGACAGGTTGGAGAAGTCAATGCAGTTGAGGTCGGTCTCCTCTGCCATCTCCCGCCGCTTGTCGCAGAGCGCCACCAACGAGTTGGCGTGGGAATGCTCCCACTCCATCGAGCCGATGTGGCTGACTGCCTTGCTGAGATCGTGGTCAATCATCACCTGAAACCCCGCCTCACGCGCCCTGCGGCAAAACCAGATGTCCTCACCGCAATCAAACTTGTTCTTGGCCACGTCAAACGGCACATAGAACCAAGGCTGCGGCACCTTCTCAAACACACTGCGGTGGATGGCTACCAGCCCAAAGCCGGTGGAAGCCACCTCCTCCAGCCCCTCGCTCTCAGGCCGCGTATACACCCGCTCATCCCCCTCGTCAGACCGGAAAGTGACCGGCTGGATGAAGGGATATTTGCGGGTGGGATAGGAGGCCGCCACGATGGGCTTCTTGTGCTTCACCAACTGCTCAAAGGCGTTCTTGGGGAAGCGCATGTCTGAATCAACGTAGATGACCCAGGAAGCGTTGGAGGCAAGCGCCTTCTTGGCCAGGTCCGTGCGCTGCTCCTGCACCAGTGTCCCGTTGGACACGATGAGGTTGCACTTCACATAGTCGTACTTGGCCGCAATGTAGCTCACCGCCAAGGTCAGGCTGTAGGCAAACCAAGTTTGAACTTGGTCGCGGGCGGGAATGCAGATGGCTAGGGTGACGGGTTCCTTCTCGGCGTCCTGCTCTGCCATCAGACCTTCCCCGGCCTGACCCGGAAATACTGATTGTCCCTGTCGTTCAGCCAGCGCTTCAGGGCAGCCTGGTCATCCAGAATGCCCTGCTTCTTAAGGTCGTAGTAGACGGTCAGCGGAATGGAGGCAACGTGATGCCACTCCCCCTTCCAGCTGGCCCGCTCATCGACGCCCGCAAAGACTGACTTGTTGGCATCAACGATGCCACTCACATCCTGCTTGGAGGAGATGGTGAACTTCCCCTCTGCATCGTCCCAGTGGAAATTGGTCTCAATGCCAGTTTCCAGGTCTCGGTCAATCAGTCGCTTCATGGTCCTCCTGAGTCAGCGGGGAGAGGACAGCCCCCTCCCCGCTTTCAGGTCACGATCAGGTCGTGGTCAGGTCAGCCGCCACACCATGAGCCGCTTCGGTGTCAACGCTGAGGCCGTACTCGACCACCAGCATCTTCTTCTCGGCGTCGCCGGTCTTGGCCAGGTCCATCAACTCGAAGTTGCGGAGGTAGGCCACGCTGGCGTACTCAGGGTCCAGCACGAACGCGCTGCGCTCACGCGAGAAGCGGTTCGGCACCACTTCCACGTTGCCGAAGTCGCTGACATAGATGTCAGCAGCACCGACGATCACGCCAGGCTTGGCGCCGTTGACGTTGAAGCGCTGCGAGGCAATGCCCGCGAACGCGCTCACCTTCTGCTTGTTCACCGGACCCACCATCAGGATCTTCGGCGAACCGCCCGACGCCCACACCTTCTGGATCACGTCCTTCAGGATGGTCTCGGTGAAGGCACGCTGCGTGCCGTCCGTGGGGGCAGCGTTGGGGTAGCCGCTCGTGGAGCCAGAGAGCGTCGGGTCAGCACCCGAAGTGCCACGGCTGTCGTTGGTGCGGAGGAAAGCCTCCAGACCGGCGGACTTGCGGGCCGTGCCAGCCGCACCAGCCACAGCAGCCTGCGGGCCAGTGAGCGTGGTCTCCATGTCGCGCTTGAGCTCGCGCCCCATCTTGGCCGTCTGGTAGGCCAACTCAGAAGCGCGGCCATAGCGGGCCGTGGCTTCCAGCGAGCCAGAGATGGCCACCGTCTTGCGGCTGATCTGGACGTAGTTGCCCAGGATCGTGGTGGGGGAAACCGTCGCGACGTTGCCGCTGGTGATGTCATCGCCTTCCAACTGGGCGTTGGTCGAGGACGCAGCCGCCAGGGCGTCGGTCTGCCACTGGAAGTAGGTGTTGTTGACGCTCTTCGAGCCAATGTTGCTCATAAAGGGCGTGTCTTCCGGGCTGATGTCGGTGATGACCTCGGAGACATCCTCTTTGATGCCCTTCGCTTCGTAGGTCTTGAAGGTTTCAGTAAACTGTGCCATGTGTCAGTAATCCTTTGCTATCGAGACGCAAACATCCGCTCAAGAACCTTCTGTGCATCGGTGATGCGGCCTGAGTTCTTAAGCTGGGCCTTTGCGGAGTCCAGTTCGCGGTTGCCTTGACGCATCGCAGGAGTACCTGGGCGAGCGGTGGCGGGAGACTTTGCCGGGGCTTCTGCCAACTTGCGCTGTCCTTTTGCCATGAGCTCATCGTAGAGCATCGACTTCCTGAGAAGCAGCACCGCCCGGTGGTCATACACCTGAGACAGTTCCTGCTCGGCAAAGCCCATGCTCAACCCATACTCCAACAGCTTGGCCTTCTCAGCAGACGCTTTGGTCGAATCCTTCCATTCAGGGACCAGTGAGACCAATCGCTCGGTCTCTTCCTGCACCTTCTTGGACAGCATGGCTTGCATCTCTGCCTGCCGCTGATCTAAGAGTCGCTTCTGCTCCGCCTCAACTGCCGCAAGCTGTTCCTTGCGATCTCGCCAAGCTTCCTTCTGCTTGACGTACTCGATTGGATCCTCGTCGTAGAGTTTCTGCCAATCGGGTTCGCTCTGCTGGCTCTGTAGTTGGTTTTTAGCCCACTGCAAAGCCTGCTCGTACTGACTCCGTTCTGCACGCGCCCTCTCCAACTCGGCCTCAAGCGTCTTGCGCTCTTCGGCAACACTCTGGGTCTTGCGCGTATAGTCCGCCGTGCGTGAGTAGCCTCTGAGCAGTTCATCCAGGGGAACGTCAAGTTCTTCCCCATTCACCCGAACCTTGTAGGTCGGCTGCTCCAGCGCCTCTTGCGCCTGCGGTTCGCCCTCGGCTGCGTCGGAAAGATTCTCGTTGTCCCCTTCGGGAGCGGCCTCTTCCGGCGGCTGTTCCTCGGACTGCTCTGGGGCAAACAAGCCCCCAAGCTTCCCTGCTGCCTGGTCAACAGACAGCCCTCTTGCTTCCGGGCGCGGCGCTTGTCCTTCTGGGGCACCGCTATCCGTAGCGCGATCTAGCATAAATTCTACCTCTTCCTAGCTAACGTGCCTTCGTGCACGAAAAGTTCGAGTTGAGCCTTGATGTCGTAAAGGGCCTGAAGGCGCCTGAACATCTGCTCCCTCTGTTTCTCATCGTCGTAGGCCGTGCGGCGCCAGCCTTCGATGTAGTGGCGCTCAAGCTCGGCCATGAGCTCGTTAAAAGCGGGGTGGGCAAGCAACTCGGAGGCGCGATCAGAGCGGGCGCCTATGTCCCCTGGGGTCATTGCGTGATAGTCGCCACGTCGGCCCTGGTCGCAGTCAGCTCAGCCTTGATCTTCTCCACGTCCACGGCTTGCTGGTACTTCATCTCAAGCTCGCGGGACCGGAGAATGATGTCGGCGTCGAGTTGGTCGCGCTTGAAGTCCTGCTCCAAGGCGATCTGCCGCTTCTTGATGTCGAGCTCGGCCCCCTTCACAGCCATGTCTGCCCGCATCTGCTCCATCTGCAATTCAGCCAGCATCTGGGCAGGGTCGGGTTGCGGCGGAGGCGGCTCATATTGCGCCGGGTCACGGAAGAAGCGGCTCACGTCCTTGTACCCGCTCAGTTCCAGAATCTTGCCATAGGTGTAGAAGAGGTTTTCAGCCCCCACCAGCGGGTTGTCAAAGCCCGCCACCTGCATCACCTGCTCCTGCTTGGCCGCCACGCCCATCAGGACAGAAATCCGCTCCTCGTTGGTGCCGTAGCCCAGCGCCACGTTCACCGTCACGTCCATGTCAGCATCCCAGGCCCGTGGATCGACTTGCACCCACTCGTTTCTCAACCTCACCATGCGCTGCACCTCAGGGTGGCGCACGCTCATCCGGAGCAGGCCCCTGAACAGGTCTTTCATGCCAGTTTCGGCAAAAATGCGGCAGATGAGCTCAATGTGCTGCTGGGCGGCACTCACCGTGGCCGAAACTGCGGCCTTGGTGGTGCTCTGGAGCGCATCCGCATCCAGCCCCAGGCTCGCTTTGCTCATCCCCGTGCGCTGCTCGCGGATCTCATCAAGATAGGCCAGCATGGGGAACGCCGCCTGTCCTACAAACGGCATGTCCAGGCTCTGCACCATGCCCGGAGCCCGCATCCGCACAATGCCGCCCACCTCGTTGTTGAGCAGATCCTGCATGTTCACCTGGCCCTCCACCGCTGCGACGCGGGGATTGATGCTCTGGGCCAGCGAATCCAGCATGTTGCGGAAGACCGTGCTCTTAATCAGCTGCAAGTCCATGGTGTAGTCGGCCATGGAGAGCCCAAAGAAGCGGTGAGGCTCGGGATCGGGGCAGAAAATGGCGAAAGGCACCTCGTCGGCAGGCTCGTAGTGCAGCAGTTGGTTGCTCGCAAGGCACACCCGCATGAGTTCAGCAATGCCGTCGCCGTCAAAGTCGTAGCGCAGCCAGCTTTCGTAGTAGGTGATGACGTTGTTGGCCGACGTGTCTTCGCTGGAGTCGTTGAAATCCACGCCCGCCTGCCGCGCCAGCCGCTCCTCGTTGGTCAAAAGCTCAGACCGGAAGCTCAAAGTGGCCAAATCGTCCTCGCTGTAGCCCATGGCCACCAGTTCGGAGCGGGTTTTGTCTGTGCGGTGAGTCACCACCAGTGCATCCTGGAGGCTCCGGGCCTTCCTGTTGACCAAAAGCTCCTCAGGAGGCACCGCGCAAATGGCAGGACGGCCAATTTTCTTCTCGCGGCGCAAGGTGAGCGAGTAGAGCCCCGTGGCAGGGTCTTGCGAACTCTCCACCACCGTCACGTCAGGCTCCTGCAAGAGCGCAGCCACAGCCATCTGGTCCAGGTTGGAGAAGGTGTGGGTGGAAACCTTGCGCCTGTCGTCCCAGAACCACTTGATGATGCCCGTCTTTCGGACCAAGGCGTCCTTGAAGGCAGCGTAGAAGGTCTCGAAGCCGGGGTTGTCCTTGGTGACCACGTAGTTGATGTAGTCGGTGGCCTGCTCCGCCGCAGCAATGTCCTCCGGGCCGTGGGGGACAAACTCCACCACCCGCTCGCTGCCGAAAAACACCCGCATGAGGGAAGGCATGATGGCCTGCACAGTGTCTCGCACATCGGTGAGGACCACCTTGGAGCGCCCGTCCTCCTCGTTGCCAAACTGCTCGCCCAGGTAGTACTTGGTGGCGAGCGCCCGCTCAGGCGCCAACTCATCGTCCACGAACTGCTCGGCATCCGACACAGCGTGGCGCACGAAAGACAGGAG